CAGTATGAAGTCTGATATATCTGAAATTAAAAACTTACTTAAGGAGTTACTCAATGGATCCTAACACAATTGAACTTACCAATTTATCAAAAAGTTTTGAATATGCAAAATTAGCATCGCATATTGAAGAATGCCGTGACGTTAATGAATTGCAGAATATTGCAAAATCATTCTGTAAATTGTATTACAAACAACAAGAAACTATCTCTATTATAGGATTGCCGAGTATATCAGACTAAATAATAGTATAGGGAAATATGCAACTAAATGGCACAACCTACAAGCAGACAAACATTATCAGATTATTGTAAGAGGCAGCTTGGAGCACCTGTACTTGAAATCAACGTTGCCGATGAGCAAATCGATGACTTGATTGATGATGCGTTGCAGTATTTTCATGAAAGACACTTTGATGGAACTATACAGACGTTCCTCAAATATCAAATAACACAAGACGATATTGATAGAGGTAGAGCACCTGGAGGAAATTCTAATATTGCTGGTATTACAACGGAAACAACATCCACCACTGTTTTAGGAAATGCAATAAACTTTGATATTTACGAAAACAGTAATTTTATTCAAATCCCTCCATCGGTTCTTGGGGTAGTAAAAATATTTACCTTTGGTGGGTATAGCAACGGTTCTATCAACTATCCAGGAGCAATGTTTCCTAACCAGATGTTAAATGGTATGGGAAGTTTATGTGGTACTGATATGTTGAGTTATTACTTGGGAAGAACATATCAATCCGAATTAGATTTTCTTCTCAATACAGAGAAGCAGATACGATTCAATAAAAGGCAAGACAGGTTGTATCTTGATCTTGATTGGAGGACATTGTCAGCAAATGATTTCCTAATTATTGATTGCTATCGTTTGATTGATCCAAATGATTATACTAGAGTATGGAATGATTCATTCCTCAAAAAATATGTGACTGCTCTTATCAAGAGACAGTGGGGTATGAATCTTATCAAGTTCCAGGGAGTCAAACTACCTGGTGGTGTAGAGTTGAATGGCAGACAAATCTATGATGATGCTCAGAAAGAACTGGATGATATCAAGGAAACGATGATGGTTACATATGAACTTCCTCCTTTAGACATGGTGGGTTGATATGCTAAATCCGTTTTTTATTCAAGGTACAAGTGGAGAACAAAGTCTTGTACAAGACTTGATAAATGAGCAGTTAAGAATGTATGGTGTTGAGGTGTATTACCTCCCACGTTCGTATGTTCTGTCAAATACAATTATCAAAGAAGTTATTCAATCCTCCTTTAAGAATGCTTATCCTATTGAAGCATATGTTCAAAACTATGAGGGATATGACGATAATACAACTCTACTATCAAAGTTTGGTATAGAGTCAAAACAAGAGATGACTTTCATCATCTCAAAAGAAAGATATGAGAATTATATCGCGCCATTGACTGAAGGTAAAACAGACCTAAGACTAACATCTAGACCTAAAGAAGGTGATATCATCTATATGCCTTTTGGTGATAGAATGTTTGAAATCAAATTTGTTGAGCACGAAAAACCATTCTATCAGTTACAGAAAAACTATGTTTATGAACTGAGATGTGAACTCTTCCGTTATGAAGATGAGGTTATTGATACTGGTGTTGAGGATATTGATGATACCTTAGTTGGCAGTGATTCTGATGGAATCTCTGAAGTTGGAACATCAACCATACTTGGCGGTTCTCTAACTATGACTCTGGTAGGAACTGCTACCACTGCTTCTGCTATTACAGGTCTTGTAAATGCTGGCATTTCTAGCATTATCCTTGGTAGTCAGGGGGCATATTATTCTACTGCGCCAACTGTAGCAATTTCATCTGCACCATCAGGAGGCATCACAGGTATTGCTACTGTTGTAATGGACAGATTTGCTGTTACTGATATTCGTATCATCAATGCTGGTTTAGGATATACAGTAGCACCAGAAATAGACTTTATTACTGCTGTTGGAACTGGTGCTACTGCACATACTACTATTGGAAATGGTGGTATAGGTATTGTTACCGTTACTTCTGGTGGTGTTGGATACACATCCTCACCAACTGTTACCTTTACTGGCGATTCTACCGTCTCTGCTGCCGCTACAGCGATCCTAAACGCTAATGGTAGTGTTACGGCGGTTCAGTTCACTAACGCTGGTCTGGGATACACTGTTGCCCCATCTATTACATTCTCCGAACCACCTGCAACTTCTTCAGGTACATTCAAATATAATGAAATTATTACAGGTGCTGTCAGTGGTTGTACTGCAAGAGTTAGAACTTGGAATACAAATACTAACGTTCTTGAACTTGGCAATGTTTCAAACAAATTCAAAGTTGGTGAGCAAATTACTGGCGGAACTTCAGGTGCTGTCTTCACAATTTTGACCATTGACAATGACCCTGCTAATGATGGATATGCAGACAATACTAATATTGAAATTGAAGCAGATTCTATTTTGGACTTCTCTGAAACTAATCCCTTCGGGACCCCCTAAATAAATTGATGAGGATAAACTATGTTTGAATATTTTTACCACGAAATATTAAGAAGAACCATTATATCATTTGGCACTCTCTTTAATAATATTTCTATTCAGAAAAAAGATGGTTCTGATAACGCTATCAGCACTTTCAAGGTTCCTCTATCGTATGGTCCTACTCAAAAGTTTTTAGCAAGACTTGAGCAGTCTGCTGACCTGAATAAATCAACGGCAATCTCTTTGCCTAGAATGTCTTTTGAATTTACTAGTTTGACTTATGATTCATCCCGTAAGTTGACCTCTACTAGAACCATTCAAGTAAAAGACCCAACCACAAAAAAGAACGTAAAGAAAGTATATACACCAGTTCCTTATAACATGTCGTTTGAACTTAGCATTATGTCTAAGTTGAATGATGACGCACTACAAATTGTAGAACAGATTTTACCATATTTTCAACCAGCATTTACATTGACTGTAGAACTGGTTGAGGATATCAATGAAAAAAGAGACATCCCTGTTGTGTTAGAGAACATCACAATGCAGGATGATTATGATGGAGATTTTACAAATAGAAGAGTTCTCTTGTATACATTGAGATTCTCTGCAAAGACATACCTGTTCGGTCCTATATCCAAGGCAGAACCCATCAAGACTGCTACTCTTACATATCTTACTGGAGACAAGAAGAAATCCAAGAGAGAAACCCAGTATACTGTTGTTCCAAGAGCAATCAAGGATTACGACGATTCAGTTTCTACTCTGCTTGCAGAAGACGTGGATCTCAGCGAAGTTGTGTTCTTGGTTGATGATGGAACAAAACTGTCTGCAGATTCATACTATGATATTAATGGAGAAGAAGTATACGTCAAGGCAATCGATGGCAATAAGATTACTGTAGATAGAGGAAGAGATAATACTGCTATCAAGGAGCACGTCAAAGGTCAACCTATCAAGGCAATTACTACTGCCGATACGGAACTCATTGAAATGGGAGATGACTTCGGATTTGACGGCACAACTTCTAACTTCTTCTAAATTGACATGTCTAAACAATTTGATGAATTGAATGATACATTCAATGTTACTAGCGATGTTATGCCGATTGAAAAACCGCAAGTAAATGTAGAAAAACCTGCACTATCGTCAGCAGATATAAAGAAAGATTATGAATATACTAGAGGTAATTTATATTCTATTATAGAAAAGGGTCAAGAAGCAATCAACGGCATTCTTGAACTTGCTCAGGAGACTGAACAACCTAGGGCATACGAAGTTGCTGGTCAGTTAATCAAGAGTGTTTCTGATGCTACTGATAAGTTGATGGAACTTCAGAAGAAGTTGAAAGATGTTGAGGAGTCAAGTCCTAAAGGACCCACCAATGTTACTAATGCATTGTTTGTTGGTTCGACTGCTGACTTACAGAAGATGTTGAAGAAAGTAAAGGAAGAACCTAAATAACTAAAAAAGAGAGATGACGGTAAATCCTGTTATTAATATAGTTATTCCACAAGGTGCAGACTTTGCTGAAGTTTTTACTTCTACTGAGTCTGATGGTAGTTTGTCTAACCTTAGTGGTTATAGTGGTGTATCTAAATTGAAGAAACATTCTGGTGCTGCGGTAGCATATGACTTTA